TGCAACAGCAGTTGCTTGACCACCACCTTCAAAGTAACTATTACTTACATTATTAACAGTTACTGTAGCATCATTATTTCCACCAAGAAGAGTTAAAACATCCCACATAAGATAATTACCACCACCAAAAAGTGGAGCAGAATATACAGTAGAAACTGAACCACCAGTTACTACTGCTCGAATAGTTGCCATTTGACCATTTCCACCACTTACAGCAAAGAATTGATCACCATCTGTATATCCAGATCCTACTGCTGATAGATAAACTGATTGTACTGGAGCCATTCTATTAGGTGGAGGATCAATAGTAACTGTTGGTGCAGTTGTATAATATTCACCACTCTCAGTTATTGTAATACTTTGAATTTGACCTGTAGAACCTATACCAATATTAGCAGTCGCAGCAGCTCCAACTGTTGAAGGATAAACATATACATTTGGAACAGTATTATATCCAACACCACTATCAGTAACATTAAATTGAATTATACCTTTTTCTGATGATTCAATACGACAAGTTGCTGCAGCACCAGTTCCACCGCCACCACTAATAGTAATAATTGGCGTTTCAGTATATCCCTGACCAGCACCAGTCATTAATATTTCTTTAACTGAAGTAACACTTCCCTTTGTTGTTAATATACCAACTGCACTTGCAGTTATACCTGTAGTTGGTGCAGTAAACTTAATAGTAGGATTACTTGTATATCCATATCCATCATTATTTAAATATATTTCTCTTACATATCCATTAGATATATTAATTGCTGGTGATACGGTTGCTGTTCTACCAGTACCTACCATTTGTAATGAAGTAATATATCCCGTATCTTCTATTTGAGTATCAATTGCATCTATAGAAGTATCAATAACCTCATCCTCATATTCAAAGAGTTCACATTTGAGTTGGTAAACATAATTTTTACCTAACTGATAAAATGGATCTTCATGTTCTACAAATTTAACTTCAAATAACCTTTGTCCTAATGGAAAATAAACTAAATCTCCTTCTCTTGGGCGAGTTGAAAGTATTATTTCACCTGCTCCACTACCATCATCTAGTCCTGCCATAAATGGTGCAACAAAGTCCTCAAATCTTTCTTTTGAAATAGTAAGGGTAACTTCATCCCTTAAACTCATTCCAAACTTAGTTAAAACATCACCAGCACCAGAATATCCTTCATAGGTATTAACATATGCTTCTATAGAAAAATTATCATCAAATTTTGATGATTGGACTTCTTGAAAAATTGATTGTGTATTTACAAATTTTCTTGGAATATAGGTGACTTCAACACCAAACATTCTCAATTGTTCATTTATAAGATCTTGTACTAATCTTTGCTCAGAAGATGATCCTTGTAGAAAAAACGGATTTAATGCCATGTGTCATTAACCTACAAAATCATAAGGAGGTAATTCATACTCCGATGCCATTCTAGATCTAAGTGCTTCAATTTCTCTCTCAGCATCATCATAAATTTCTCTACCATTCATCTCTATACCACCAGGAAGTTTAACTCCCTTAAATTTAATCATATTTTGTCCCCATTGTCTCTTTATAAGAGCAGTGAGATACAATTTAAGAAATGGATCATTATAAACTTGAGTGAATGCTGTTGGATCTAACGCTCTATAGCAATCTAAAATAAACCAATCATCCTTATCTGATGATTTCCAATCTATATCCAAATATAATCTATCTTGTCTTTTATTAAATCTTACTTGTTTGTCTGGTGTTAATAAAAAATCTATATCTTCTAGATAAGATTTCGTCATTGCATATTGTAATAAATCAATAGAATTAAATTGATATAAGTCATTCAAAAATAATTGATATTTTATACTAAACATTCCACCAGATAATGTACTGGTGTCAAATTTAAATATTTTTTCAATACCAACTACTGAATCTGGAACTTGTAAAAAATTAGAAGTTTCATACCAATTACTAGTAGTAGTTCCATAACCAGCAATATTTGTTGATGTAACACTTGTAGTTACTATACCAACACCATCTGTATTTTTTGCTTGTCCTCGATCAATATCAGCTTGAGTAAGTTGATATTTGAGAAACATTCTCTCAACACCGTCAAAATGACGCTCATTAAATAACTGAATGGCATCATCGACTAGATCATCTATTTGATCATCATCAATATTAATCTCTAATACAGGAGCACCTAGCTTCCGTAAACAGTAATCAATAAGTCCTTGTCTAGTTGATGGTTTTGCCATTTTTAAGTGGTTTCCTCATATTTTTCTTTTAGATCCGCAATCTCTTTTAAAAGATCGTCTCTCTCCTCTTCAAAATCTTTTTTTAAAGTTTGAAGTTTTGCTTCCAAAAGTACATTTTGGTTCGCTGCTTGTGCAAGTTTTTGATGATATAGACTCATTAAAACATTTACGTCAACTTCACTGTTTTGTTGCATTTAGAACGTTCCCCCGTCAAGTGTTGAAGTCCAAGATGGTTTATTAGTATAGTTAGTAGTAACATTATTAGGTATTACAGAAAGATTCTGTACAGAACCGTTATTACCTTCCTTTCTAATATTTTGATTAGTAACAAAAGTTCCTTCAATACCAATAAGTGGAATAGATGCAGCATTATTAACTGCACTTTCTACAACACCATAAGCACCACTAGTATCCTGTTTAACAATATCACCCTTTACTAAGGTAACATTAGATGGTAATCCAAGAGTTATTTTGGTAATAGCAGTAAGAACTTGCTTAGAAGTATCAACTGGAGATGCTACAGCATTAGTAGATGTTTGTAATCCGTTAGAATCAAAATATACAACACCACCAGTATTATAATCAGCAGTTTGATAATAGATACCTTTAATATCTAGATATCCTCTAGTACCACTTACTGTGCTGTTATTAACTGCTCCATCTGGAACATAAGTCCAAGCACCTGCAGGAGCATTACTTGAACCATTAGAATCAGTATCTACATAACCAAAGAAACCTGTTTTACTGTTTGCAGTTCCAACACCAACATTATAGTTAAATGCTATGCCACGATCTGTATTAGTATCATAAGCATGAGTAATTGTTAACTGAGTTTGTGTTGTAATTCCTGCAGTAGTTGTACCCTGAATAGTAATTGTTTTACCAGCAGTATCATATGCAGTAATTGTAGTTAATCCACTATTTGGGAGTGAAGCACTACCACTAACAGTATCTCCAGTATTAATACCAACAACAGAATCAATTGTTATTTGATTAGCACCAACAGCAACTGTTGACATAACAGTTCTTTCACTTGTAACATCACCAATCGTAAATATTGGATCATTAACAGTTACATTAGTTGAGTTAACAGCAGTTGTTGTACCATCAACCTGTAAGTTACCTTTAATAATAACATCACCTTGATTACTCAATCCATCAGGAAATGGATCAATGTAAATTTTGTCATTACTACTACTATTAGAAGATATAATATTATTCTCAATCTTAATCTGACCTATTTCACCAGAAGTAAATGTTCCTTCAGAAGTAGTAAAATTACCACCAACATTTAAATTTTTCTCAATACCAACACCACCTTCAAATATTACTGATCCAGTATCTTTGTCAGTTGATTGTGTAGTATTATCAAAACTTATCTGATTCCCAGAAAATCTTAACTTATCAGTTCCATTCTCATCATATTCAATCTTAACATCTTTACCCGTACCAAAACTTAAAAAAGTATCATCAGGTATGACAACTTCACCAATTCCATTTGGACTCAATATAACATCACCGTCAGTATCGGTAGATGATAAAGTATTTGTATCAAGTTTTAAATTATCTACATTCCATTCATCAACTTTTCTATCGCTATCAAGAACAGCAACTATACCACCATCACTATTTCTTGTATTTGTAACACCCGCAATTGCACCTGGTGCATGCTCCATCATTGAAGCATAATAATATCCACCAACTGGATTTACGTTACTACCATCATCACCAATAAATATTCTATCTTTATATTGGTTTAGACCACCATAACTTCCTATACCTGTTACGTAAGCCTGTTCACCCCACAGCAGGGAACTTGGTTTAGCGGTACCAGACGATCTTTTGATCCGAATAATACTTGACATTTTTTAAAAGCTACCCCCATTAATATCTAAATCTGGTGTATTGCCTGGTGACAATTCTAATGTTGCTGACCACTTTTGAGTGGAAACATTATATACTAAAACCATTCCATTTTGTAAATTCGAGGCATCGACATCACTAAGTTCAGACAAAGATAAACCTTGTGCTCCTGCAAGAGAAGAAATGACCTTTACGGCATTTTGTTGACCTACTCTGACCTTAATATCTGCCATTTATGTAAGCAATTCAGAATCTATATATTTATTTATGCTTTATGATTAACTAACTGTTTTAATAAAGACTTAATTTCATCTATATCCCTTTTCATCTCATCCAATTCTTCTTTTTGATCCATTTTTCTTTTTCTCTCCATTTTATAATTTGAATATTCATTCATATTCTTATTAACTATGGCACCTGTTCTTGGATCACGAAACAGGTTTTTATGCCCTTCAACTGGTATCATACTGCTTTTGTTTTTGATTTTACTTGCACCTTTTTAAATAATCTTTTGATATATCTAAAATTACCTTTCTCATCAGTAGTTCCCTGATTCATGGTTTTATATGGTGATAAACCTTTTATAGAATTAGAAGCTTCTACTGCTTCATCTAAGAATTTTGTGAAAGTTTTCATTATGCTAAAGCAATTGCTCTAAAGTCCTTAAGTCTAACAGGAACACATTCATTAGTAGATGTCATTACAATCTTAATTGTAAATCCAGAGAATTGTTCTAAATTATCAATTGAGAATTGATATTCAGAGAACTGACCTATTGGATTTGATTCCAACTTAGCATCTGCTCTACCATCATTTAAATTAATATCAATAATTTCATCTCCAAATCCATCACCATCAATATCAATTAGATTCTTATAACCAGGGAATGCTCTATATGTTTGAGATACTTCACTAGAATCTGCTGTATATAATCTATAGAATACTCTAAAGTCTGCTTCTGGTTGAACACTTGCACCAACAAGAACTTTTAATGAAGTTGCTGGTTGCTTTAAGTTAACTCTTCTAGAAACAAATATAGAACCGTGTGGATCATCAATAATCTTATTAGTTCTATTATCAGTAGCATAATTATCAGTACCTATTGGACTGTTAATTTTATTTCTACCTAAAACAAATGTTGCATTCTTAACATCCAAAACTGGAGATAAATTAGGATCATTTGATGTCATATCAACTTTTAAAGTTAATGACTTATTCTTAGGTAAAGTAGTTAATCTTTGAGATTCATTTACCTTTGATGCAGCCAATCTAGGTGTTGGGAAGAATGTTGTTTCATTTAAAATCGTTGGTTCAAAACCTTGATCTATAAATGATACTTCAGATCCACTTGCACTTGTTCCACTAACAGTTCTAACAGAAGCACTTGCACGAGTTCCTTTGCCTGGAGTAATAACATTAAATCTAGGAGAGAATGAACTAAATTGATGGTTTTGTGTAGACCAAACATTATCTCCACCAACACCTTTAGTGCTAGTAAAACTCATTTGTGCTTTACCACCAACTCTTTGATTTGTATGATCAATTGCACTCCTATCAACTTCTAAGAAGTAACTATCAATACCACCACTATTTCTAACATTAGCATTTATGGTTGAAATATCATGAGTTGTATTAATTCCAACTAAAGGTATTCCATTTGCCTCATATGTTTGTATGTCACTTCCAACTACATGTAGTGCTGCAGAGGTTCCTAATTTACCTCTAGCATCTAGAGTCAATTGACCAGTACCAACTACATAAGAAACAACTTCTTCACCTATCAACGCTTCGCCTCTATCAGTTGTAATACCAGCGAATGTTGCAAATGGTGTAGTATTTCCAACAGATACTGTGCTTCCACCAACAGATAATTCTGAAGTAGTTTGAACAAGTGTTGTATCGGGTTCTACACCTTTAACAGTAACAAAGTTATTAGATCCGTGATGTGCATGATTGTATTGAACAACTTCAAATATATTTCCAGTATTCAATACGCCATTAACAGTAGAATCTGAAGCAACTTTAGCACTACTTGTTGCTAAAGTTCTAGTATCATTTTCAGCACCATAATGAATTAATGGATCATTATTTGTAAATGTTTCACCTTGAACATCTGTTAGATATAGGGTATCTAATGTTGATGAAATTGAATCTACTGAAACTTTATATGCTGAACCAGCAGTTACATCAGTATCATCATTATCAATAGTTAATATTTCACCAGCAACATATCCAGATCCTGCAGTTAAATTATCCAAAGTATGAACAACTCCACCTACACCAACTAGAACATCTGCTGTTGATCCAGTTCCACTTCCAGTCAATGATTTTAATGTAACTCCTGTTTGCTTCCAATAAGATCCACTAGCACTTAATGAAGTGAAACTATATCCTATTCCAGCAGAAACTGTAGTTATACCACTCTTAACATTTGATATAGCAGATCCTTGTGCTTCCACTATACCAGTAATACTTGAATCTTCAGCATCACCAACAGCACCAGTACTAATCTTTCTTCCTGGAGGTGCCTCAGATGCAGATAAACTATTTACGGGTACTTTAAGTTTCCTTGGTAAAGATCTAATTGGATTTTCTGGTAGAGGTGCGGTATTAAGATTACCAGCTTCTATAGGTGTGTTATAGAATGTTGCCGTTCCAGATGGTACAAATGATGCTTTACGTAATTTGAATGTTAAATCTTGATATTGGCTAGGAGTCCAAATAGTTCCGTTTTGAGATTTAAATAAACTTCCTCCAATATATTGCTTAGTAACAACAACATTTTGTACATCAGGTAAATTACCTGTAGCAACGGTCTTTTGTCCCATTGTTGCTACCCACATCTCATATAAATCAGATCCAGGAGATAGGAATACTATTGCATATTCTCTTCTTGGTTCTAAGTAAACTGGAGATGGGAATTTAATTGTAGTTGCTTCTGAAGCGTCTGTAGATGTTTTAATATCATTAGGATTTAATGCAACTTGTGCATAATCTTGAACTAAGAAACTTGTTGGTGTTCCTAATTCAACTTCTCTAAGTTCAACAAATACCTTAGAATTTGGATCTTTACTTGCAAAGTAAACATCAAATGATGTTAAGAATGCACCAGTTTCATCTGTTGTAAATGTTTGTGCTAATGGATCCCTATAAGGTGCTTGTATTCTCTTTGTCTCAGAAGATGAATCTACATTAACAGAAGTTGATATTTCATTTGGTTTCTGTGCTGGTGGGGGTGGGTTCCTAACGCCAACAGTATTTGATACCTGAGTTAAAATAGTTCCTGTTGCACTATAAACACCACTTGCATCAGATGCTAAAGCAGTGCTTCCTGGTAATGGAATAGTACCTGGAGTTGCTGCAGTAACTCTAAATGTTTTTGTACCTGTTCTGAATAATGTTGGAATAACTCCATTACTTGTATCATTTGCATCTCTAAAGAAGAATGCACCTAAAAGATCACCCCAGTTATCAGAAATAAGATCTATACTATCAACAGTTGCTACTGCACCACTAGTTTCACCAACTAATTGTGCTCCAACAACAACATAACCATAATAAGATTCTTCATTTGCTAATGCATCAACATCACAATTAAACAATTTTGATGTTGCAGAATATGTTGATGATGGTGCTGGTCTTGTTCTATCAAAAGGATCTACTGAATATTTTTCAACAGTAGTACTTGGAGATCCTAAACCATTTGGAATTGCAATAATATTATTGTCACCATACTTATGATCAGGTGCTTTAGATTTAATATAACCTATCTCTTGACCATTTAATTGAATACTTACATTTTCATATAAATTAAATGTTCCAGAAGACATTGTAATTTCCATCAATTTAGGGAACAAATCTGGAATACCACTATCAAGATAATGATAATGCTTAGTAAATGGTTTTAATCCATTAGCAGCAAATGCAACGTTTCTAGAACGCATCCAAGGGTCAGTTGCACCAGATATCTTAATACTCTCAACATAATCAAATTCACGTCCTGCATTTTCTAAAGTATTTGTGAAACTAGTTTCAACTACTTGAGTTGATGTAGTTGTTGTAGTTGTTGTAATATCAGTATGATTGCCATCAAAATCGTCTTGATCTGCTTCAATTTCAGTTTCAGTTACATCAACATCAGTTACTGAAGTTGTATTATCAGAAACTACATTTGCTTGCTCTGCCCAAGTAGCACCAGTAGATTCTGATCTATAATTATCAACATAAATTGTTCTAGTCCAGTTATCTGATGGTGGATCTAAAATTACACCACCGACAAATACAATTACATTGAAAGGATTAATATTTTCAACTTGAGTTGCTTGTGGTTGGTTAATCCAATCAACTTCAGTATAATCTAAAGTAATTAAATCACCAGTTTTCTTAGTATTAGAATCTAATAGATTAAGATTACCAGATGTATCTACTGAATTTACATCAATTGAAGGATCGAATGCTAATTCTGCCCTCATTGACCAGAAATCTGTAGCACTAACCAATTCTTTATTGACTACATCAACGTCACATCTAGATCCAGTTTCGGAGTTAAAGTTGATAAAGTCTCTATTCTTAAAGTTATTAACAACAAAACCACTCTTAAATCTATCTAAACCATCTGCATCTTTTATTTGTAAAGACTTAGTATCTAATTCAAGAGCAGTAAGAGAAGTCATAACTTCTAAATTATCAATTCTCCTCTCAAGACTTGCAATATCTCTCATTGTAAATCTTCTATTATCATACATCTTAATAGAAGGACCTTTCACAACATCATAGAGATATGGTGGTAAAGTGATCTGAGCAATTTCCATAGAATCACCAACCTCTGTTGGTGGTGCTGGTAAATCTGCAGAAACACCTTTAATAAGTTTAACTTGTTCTGATTTGTTAATTACTAACTTATCAATTCTAGGTAAGTAGTAACTATATCCAAGAATAGAACTTTCATTTGGAGCAACAACATACTTAGTAGTTGATTCAAAAGTTCTACTATTAAATGCAAATGGTGATGCAGTTGCAGATTCAGCATCAAATGGATTTACTCTTGGTCTAAAGTCAAGAATATCTGTTCCTCTATTTCTACCAACTGCTGGAATATCTGTAGAATACCTTTCTTTTGTATAAGAATTTGAAGTATATAAATCTCCATTTTCAGTACTAGAAGCTTTATAATAATCAAATACTAACAATAATCTCTTAGAAGGTACAGTAGTATTCTTTCTTCTTACAATTCTTGAATAATCTGAGAATTGTCTTCTATGACCCTTATCTAGAGTATAATTTTTAGTTCTATTTGTATAATTTCCAGAAGTTATCTTTTGTATAGTCGCCTCTATATTGGATTCATCAAATGTAACTGTTTCTCCTTGATTGAAATTATTGGCATTAAGATATACAAATCCAATTTCAGTTGAAGTTCTAGAAACAACTTGAGCGATTGCTCTGCTTGCCTTTCCAATGATTTTTTCACCTATAATTGCATTTGTATCTAATGCAAGTCCAGAAACAAAAGTTAATTTATCTAATGTAGCATCACTTGAATCCTTTGATTCATATACTGCCAATATATTAACAGCATCTGGTACGTTTAAAGAAATTTCTTCATCTTCAACTCTTATACCATAAACATCACTAGGACTTAAATTAGTTGATAATGTTGATACACCTGCAGTTCTTGTTACTTGTACTTGTGAACTTCTTACAAAATCTTTAGACTTACTAGTAAGTCCAATCTTTTTCATTGTAACATTAATAGTACAATTACTATTCTGTGCTAATCCACTAAACTGTACATCATTACCATTATTAGTAATAGTAACTTGATCTCCTGTTAAAGGTTCTGTTGTACCATCTGCGTATGCAATAGAATACTTTTCAGCATCAAATGGTTCAAAGAATGCACTAGCAATTCCAGAAGAAACATCTAAACCATCTTGAGATGTTATAGTTAATGTTTTACCTGAAACTGATTTACCTGTAATTTGGCGACTTATTACCAAATTAGAATCTGAAAGATCTACAGCAGAAATATTTTTCTTGGGTAATCTACTATAAAGACTTGCACCAGATAAATTAGTAATCTTTGGCGATTTAATTCTAAATGCAGAAGTTGTACTCACACCAGCATTTAAAACTGATCCATTATTAACATCTACAACATCAGATACACTTGCAAGTGTTAATGTTGAACCATCTGCTGAAATTTCTGTTACTCTATTAAAAATTGGATCAGCAATATCTCCTCTATTATATGAAATTATTGCATCAGTTTTGATACCAACTACTCCAGCAAATCTTCTTCCAGGTGCTGAAGCACTAGTAGCAGTAACATTTAATTGATCTGTTATTGAGAAATTAGGTAAAATACGATCATAAAGAACAGCATCTGCACTAAAATTAGATACTAAACCATTACCAGAAGCTTGGAATACTGATTTAATATCTTCAGTTGTATAACTATTAATTTTTATAATTGATGATGAAGTAGCATTTCCTGAAGTATCACTATTTCTTTCATTAAATATTAAAACTTCTCCAGCAACAAATGTTCCTGTAGTTTGAGATAGACTTATCTCACCAGTATTTGGAGTGTCTGCAATATATCCAATAGCACCACTAGTTAATCCTCTAACTTTAGTACCATTTGAATGTGATCCTGGATTTGAAATACTTAAAGTTGTATATGTTTGAACATCCCAAAGATGTAAATCAAATTCAGTCGATGCTGTTGTATAAGGTGCATCAGAAACACTAAATGAATATACACGGGCATCACCAATCTTTATACCACTAGATGCGTTACTTGCTCCTTTTCTTTGATTATATAACCCAATAGTATTTGCAGTACTACCCCCAATATTAATCCAAGGAGTTCCAGCAACATTATTAACTTTTAGCAAACTACCCATTTTAAATGGAATAGATGCTTTTCTAATCGTTTTTACATCTCTTGGTTTCTCTACATCTAAAACTGTTGTTCCTGGTAAAGAAACATCAAATCCTCTAACATATGCCTTTCCTGGAGAAAGTTTAATGCACAGTAAATCTTCTGCGGGTGTATTACCTTCATCGGTTTTCTGTGTCTCTGTATATAATCCATTAGAACCTATCTCATCGTTCAATGAATTTTGTACCTCTACCTTAAATGGGTTTACAGAATAGTTTCCAGATTCATCAAATGTTCTTTTTGCAAAATATTTTTTAATTTCAGAATATACTGAGTCATCCTGAATTTTCTTAATCTGTCCGTCTCTAACTCTTAATAATTCAATAAAATTAGTATCTTCATAATCATCTAATGCTTTCTTAGTTAATTTAACACTAATTTTAAACCTATCAGCACCTGGTGCAGCATAGTTTGTGAATCCCTTTGCATTATCAAATAGACTAGGATCGTCATTGGCATTAATAATCTGCTCTAATACCTCAAATCCAACCCTATACGATGGTCTGTTATTATATGGTTCTAAAACTAATGTTGATTTAGTTACATCTACAAATGTACCTCTAATAAAATATACCCCATTTTCAACATTAAATGAAGATCCAGTATGAGATGCATTTTCTGGTTCTAATGTTAAAACCGTTTCACCTGCTAATAAAGTTGTATTTCCATAAGTAACGTTCTCTTCTAGAACTAATATTTCGCCATTTGGAAATAGTTCACTTGTAGCATTGCTTCCAGATTCAACATATTTAACAAATATTGTAGTCGAATCAACTCCTTCAGTTGGAGGTATAATATAATTTTTAATAGTTGCAACTATTTGAGAATTTTGACCTCTAACTCTTGTACCTTTACCACCATTATTAGCAACAATAGCATCCAAATATATTGAAACATCAATTCCTAAATGATCTGGATTAATTTTTGAAGAAAAATATGTTGAATCATATTCAATATTACCAGGAATCACCATTGATCCCTCTTTGAACATATGAGAACCGAAAGATTCTACCTGATTCTGAAGTATTGATTGTAGACCTGATAATTCTCTTGCTTGAACTGGGTATCCAGGTTTAAACAATACCTTATAAAAATTATCTGCCTTATCAAAATCATCATAATAAGGACTTATATTTAAGTTAGTCTTTTGTGGCATTTTTCTTTAGAATTCCAGGATGATTTTAATGTCTTCTTTTTGTCTCTCGTTCCGAGCAATCAAAGGTCTATTGTCTAGATAAACAATTTCCCCTGATCCTTTATTTATCTCAGAATTAGATAACCCTGCTGAGAAGGAAACTCCCAAGTTAATTAACTTAGTTCCAGTTGGGTTTATACTTATTCCAGTAAAATTTTCATCGATTGTTCCTTTAAAGGAACCACCTTCAACCTGATTTACATCAGTACCAGTTTCAAATTGATATATCTGACCTTGAGTTGATATGCCAGTATAATCAGTTTGATCTCTTGTCGTAGTATAATTTAATGATCTATCTCTAAAATATTTTAATACTTTAGTATCTTTATCATAAGATGCAACATATCCTGTTGCTATCTTTCCAATATTTGGTGAGAGAGACAATGTTTGTGTAATTTTTTCACCAACCACAGGTGTATCAGATACGGAAGAGAATAAAAATGCCTGTAATGAAGAGTAACTATTATCTGTATACGTAACAGAAGTACCTACTTTAGTTGGATTTTTTACAATCCCAACTTGAGCAAATTTAGTGTCTGTAGGAAAATCTTTTGTAGAATCATCAAATCTTGCATAAATCAAAACCTTATCAGTTCCTAGTTCAGTATAAAGATCATACCCGTGTCCAAGTGATGGTGGAATTATAGGTACAAGTTTTGCTCTATTTGTTGAAGCAACATTGCTACTTAATGTTCCTAAATCAACAAGAGCATAAGAATAACCTTTACCTCCAGCACTTACAGTAACATTAGTAATTACACTATTAACTACATCAACTCTAGCCTTAGCACCAGTACCATCACCTATAATTGGAACTTCTTGTCCTAATCCATCAGCATATCCTAGACCAGCCTTTTCAATATAAACATGTTTAATTTGATTCTCATTTACAGAAGAATCTCCATTCTCCCTAACAGATCTAATTTGCGAATCGGTAGATGTTCCCCAATTATTTGGAACTGTTATATATTCAGTAGAGTCAAATTTTATAATATCAGTAGGAGATACAGTAAACAAATATTTCCAAATATATCCATCACCACTAGTACCAGCTCTAGATGGTTCTAGATCAGTAAATGATGGTTCATCTTGTGAAGGATTTCCTTTAGATGAAGATTGATCTAAAGGACCATATCCACCATTACTGATGCAAATATAGACCTTAAATTCTGAAGTAATTACATAATAATTAGCACTATACAATCTAGTAGATTGTGTTATTGGACTTTTATTGAGAATAGAATAATCATCTCTGTAAGTTTCATATCTATTTCCTGCAGTCCATTCTACTTTTCTAATAACTCTTCTAATATTTGCTGAACCTATCTTTTTACCAAACATCATAGTGTCACCAACATGTGACATATATGAATAATTATCTTCTGGATCAGGTGTGTTAGCAGTCCAATTTGCGGATCTACCATAACCAACAAGACCAGTAGTTCCTGTAGGGTTTGGTAAACCAATAAATGCATAATATGAATTGTTATCAGATTCAACTGACTCTACAAAATTACTTGCATTCAGGATTCTAAATTGATCAGTAACAATTGCGGACATTGTAATTTAACTTTTTTTCTCTATTTATAGTGGTTTTATTTGGTTTTTAATTTGTAATACCAAATGCTCTGATTGCACCCGTAGATCGCAATCCTTTTATTGAAGTTTGAGTGTAACTTCTTCTTTGAATTGTTGGGAATGTACTCAACCCAGAATCAACAGTTAATCCTGTTACACCAATAGAAATTGGTGAATTTGATCTAGTAGCATCGTATATTCTACCCCAAGTAATTCTTCCAAGAGATGTAGTAACTCCTACACCACCTGCACCTGCTGGATTATAATATCCAGTTGTTAGCAATCCAACAATGTCAGAATTGCTCAATACGTTACATGTAATGATTCCTGCCTGTCCACTTGTCCATATTGCATGAACTTTGTAGATATTATCTAAGAAAGTTGATCCAATTGAAACTATATCATTATCTGTATATTCAACAGAAGTAATTGCTGATGAAACTTTAGTATTGGAAACAAGAATTGAATATCCAACTTTTAATTTATCTGCTTCTTTGTCTGCAACAAATCCAAATTCAAGTGCTCTTGAATGACCATCAATACCAGATACTTGTTTAATACTAGTAATAACTCCAGTATAACCTTCAACCTTACCTGCAGAAAGTATTCTTTCATTCTTAAATGATGGATTATCAGCAGTAATTGTAGGTGGATTAGATTGACTATAACCTAAACCTTCATTTGTTATACTAACAGAAGTAACACTTCCATCTGTTATCGTTGCAGTTGCAGTTGCAAAAGTTGAAACTCCCACCACAGCAAACTGATCTCTAGTTTCAGTACCAACCCCAACACCAATTGGAGCACCGATTGAAATTGTTGGTGTGGTAGTATATCCACTACCACCATCAACTACAGTTAATGATTGTATGGTTCCTGCAGCAGATACCACAGCATTAATAGAAGCAGTTGATTTAGGTGCTCCCTCTATGATTAGAGTGTCAACAGAGTTGATAGTTACATTGTACCTATCATCACTTTCTAATGCTGGATTTGCCAAATCTTCATAATAGAATGACTCTGCATCATCAACAAATATACCACCATTAACACCAATACCAGTGTTAGTCTCTACATCACCAATAACTCTTGCAGTTGGATATATTTGGGGTTCAATAGAAGATCTAGATTTTGAAATAAGTTCACCTTTAATAGATAAATCTTCTTTTTGTTTTGTCCATCTTAGTGGTTTAGGATCATTTTCATTAATACCTACTCCAGTATAGATATTAGTTTCAACAATATCAGAACCCTGAATTGATTTTATAACTCTTTCCTCATCTTGAGTAATGCTATCTTTAAATAATGGAGATTTATAAACTCTTAGATCATCACCAACCTTAAGAGTTTCTTGTATATCTACAATCTCAACATCAACATTCCTATCACCAATATAGAAGAATACATCAACATTATCTGAAGCATCAGGTGGTTCAGTAAATTTAAATGTAGTTCCTCCATTAAATTGATATGAAACTTTAGGTGTTTGTAAAACTCCATTTATGAATATTAATAGAACTGCATCCAAATCAATTTGCTCTGATACTGTATCTCCAGGATCAGTCATAAAACTCAATAATTGACCATTAAAGAATAATGGGAATCTGGTTCTAGTACCATCTTGATAACTCTTAATACTATCAATGAAATCTATCTCACCAAATTGCCAAGAAGCAAAGTAATCATTAAATATTGAATTGACTTTTAATTCAAATTCTTGTATTGGTTTTTGTAATCTCTTATCATGAACTAATCCTATTGGTCTAACCTTATCTCCTATCTTAAATGAATGTCCATGTCTAGAAACTTGGAAATTAGATATCTCAAAGAATGTAGAACCGATACCAACTGAAGTCTTAGCAGCACCTACTTCTAAATCTACTAATAAATTACTACCAGTTGCTTTTGTTAATCCTGTACCCAATCTAGAAATACCTTCAACTGGAACATCATCATAACTTGGGCTAGGAATTTCAATAACTGGATTAACATAATGTCCACCAACCTCATTTATCTTAAGATCTAACGCACCACCAGTTCCAGCAGGTGATTTTCCAACATTTATTCTAAACCAATTAGTAGCAGTTTTACCTACAGGAACTCCTGCATTGTAAATTGGATCAGTTACACGAGGATAATTGTGTAATGATTGATGATGATCATGCTCACAAGTAAATGTTAGAGAATTTGCTGATATTTCAATAAGTTGATTTGCTTTTGAAATGCATCCATTAACTGTTCTTGCAGGAACAAATGTATGATCATACTGTTCTGAAGATGGATTTGGATTAACATTAACTTTAAAAGTATTAACAGTCTTATTTGTAATCTGTAACCACTTACCACTAGCATAATCTGTAGGTCTTGGATATGAATGCTCTGTAGCACCACCATCCTTTGTACAAGTAAATGTTAGTGAGTTATCTTCAATTAAAACATAATCTCCAACATTAAATCCATGTCCATTCTTAGTAAGAGTTAAAACACCAGTTGTTTTTGCATAATTGGCATTAGTTGGTGTGATAGTAGAACAACCAACAAAACCGTGTGAAGCACTCGTTACTTGCATCCATCCTGTTGATGGATTATAATCAGCATCACTAACATTTCTCTGTGTTGATCCAGTAAATGCAGCACCTGCTGTTGCAGTTACGAACTTATGCGTATTACCAGCAACTTTAGCAGTAACTACACCACCATATCCACCTCCTCCACCAGCACCAACATTAACAAGAATTAAATTATCTGAAATTTCATCTATACCCAATTCTTTTCCAGATGCTGGATCTGTAGAACGTGGATATGTATGTTCTCCTAGATGATTATCTCTAGAACAAGTAAACGTTAATGAATTATTCGCTATATCTACTGTATTAT